TAAAGTTTGGTATGGAAGATACCAGTGACAAAGGTACAGCAGGTGGCCTGTTGAATCCATCAACAAAGCCACAAGATGGTGGTAACATTAATGTTCCTGGTGCTAAGAACGGTAATGCGTTTTCTAAGAAAGAACCAGGACACGGTGCTGAAAAAGCTGGTGCTAAAGAAACAGCTGATAAGAGCGCCGCAGGTCTTTTCCGTGGTCGTAGATAATAGGACAACAAGGTGAAAAACTACCTCAGTGAACAATTGAGTTATGATCAGGCTAAGATTGTCTTGGAGAGCGAAGAAGGCAGCGACGGTAAAAAGTCGCTGCATTTAAACGGTATTTGCATACAAGGAGATATCCGCAATGCAAATCAACGTGTTTATTCTTCTCAAGAAATTGGCAGGGCTGTCAAGACGCTCAACGAACAGATCTCTGGTGGATACTCAGTTTGCGGAGAATTAGATCACCCACAGGATTTAAAAATCAATCTAGATCGTGTTAGTCATATGATTACCAAGATGTGGATGGACGGTCCTAACGGCTACGGAAAACTTAAAATAATCCCAACTCCAATGGGGCAATTAGTACAGACCATGTTGCAGTCGGGAGTGAAGTTGGGAGTATCGAGTAGAGGTTCGGGAGACGTTGACAACAGTGGTAATGTCAAGGGTTTTGAAATTATCACAGTTGATATTGTAGCACAGCCCAGCGCCCCGGGAGCATATCCAACTCCAGTGTACGAACATTTAATGAATAACACAGGCGGTTATCAGGCATTTAAAATAGCAAAAGAAGTCCAAGGCGATCCACAGGCACAGAAGTACTTAGCAGAGAGTCTGAAAAAAATCATTTCAGGCCTCAAATAACAGTAGGAGAATCACATGCTAGACATCGTAAAACAATTGTTTGAAAACAATGTGATTTCCGAAGAAATCAAATCGGAAATTGACTCTGCTTGGCAAAGCAGACTTCAAGAAAACCGTGATCAAGTAACTGCTGAACTACGTGAAGAATTTGCTCAGAAGTATGAGCATGACAAAGGCGCAATGGTAGAAGCTGTGGAAGCTATGCTAACAGATCGCTTACAGGCAGAGTTAGGTGAATTGGCAGAAGATCGCCAAGGACTTATCGAAGCCCGTGCCAAATATGCTAAGAAAATGAAAGACGATTCCAAAGCAATGGAATCATTTATCTTTAATAATCTCAACAAAGAATTGGTAGAACTACACGAAGATCGCAAAACAGTTGCAAACAATGTAGCTAAATTAGAATCCTTTATCGTGGATGCACTGGCGAAAGAAATCGCAGAATTCCATACAGATAAGAAAGACCTGGCCGAAACTAAAGTAAAATTAGTACGCGAAAGCAGAGCCAAGTTTGACAATCTCAAGAAAGGATTTATCACAGCAGCTTCCGCAAAAGTAGCAGAAACAGTGCAGAACGGACTACGTTCTGAAATGACTCAGCTCAAGGAAGACATTGAATCAGCTCGCAGAAACGACTTTGGTCGCAGAATTTTTGAATCATTTGCCAGCGAATATGCTGCAAGCCATCTCAACGAAAAATCTGAAACAGCAAAACTTCTCAAAGTTATGTTGGCTCGTGAATCTGAGTTAGAACAAGCAGCAAAAATGGTTGCAGAAGCACAAGATCAAGTAGCACAGAAAGAACGTGAACTACACGTCATCAAAGAAGGTAATCAACGCAAAGAAGTTATGAGCGAATTGCTAAATCCTTTAACTGGTGACAAACGTGAAGTCATGAAAAGTCTACTTGAGTCAACACAAACAGAAAAGCTACGTACAGCTTTCGACAAATACCTACCAGCAGTAATGAATGGTGGAGCACCGGCGAAGAAAGTACTATCAGAAGGCAAAGAAATTACAGGCGATAAACAGGCACCTCAATCCAGCGGTAAAGAAGAAAAAACCGCTGAGATATTTGACATCCGCAGGCTTGCGGGACTAAAAGTTTAAGGAGAACTATAATGTCACAATTACTCGAGTCACGCTGGTCGGAAACCAAAGAGGCACTATTAGAAGGCCTACAAGGTAACAAGCGTTCAGTAATGGCAACCACTCTAGAGAATACCCGCAAGTATCTCGCAGAAAGTGCCACCGCTGGTGCTACATCCGCCGGTAACGTTGCAACACTAAATCGTGTGATCCTACCTGTGATCAGACGTGTAATGCCTAC